CTTTAGATACACCTTTTACTCTTGCTTGAGCTTTTTTAGTATCTCCGGCTGCTCCCTTTTTTGCTGCATCGTCAGCAGCTTTACGTACATATTGACCCATCTTATTATTAGAAAGTTCACTAAACTTCTTACGTCTTTCACCAGCTTCTGCATCAGCCTTTGCGTTGCCTGCTTTTTTCAGTGCATCAAGACCTTTTCTAATTTTATTTTTATCAGGCGATGCATGTTTATTTAAACCGGTCTTAGTAAGATCTTTCATACTCATTGAAAGTTCACTCATATTCTTCTTTTTAGTATCTTTCATACGAGCTCTATCCATCATTCGATCGTGCCTTTTGGCATCCATTTCTTTTTCTCTGGATATTTTTTGTTTTACAATACCTTGTGCCATACCTTCTTTTGCAGGTACTTTAGCTTTACCAGTTAATTTATCAACAGCAGTCGATGTACCCTTATTGCGATTAATAAATGTCTTAATACCCTTTTTGGCCTGAGCTTTTCCTGCTTTAGCAATATCACGATCAGGTGACTTTGAATCGATATTTCCTCGTTCTACACTTTTTGCAGCATCAGCAGTACTCACTTGTGACTTCTTAATATAACGACTTGCCATGCCTTTTGAAATCTCACTAACATCTTCTTTTTTACCGCGGTATGATGTATTTCCAATCTTGTTAGCGTTCCTCATTAAATCCTGGATTTTCTTAATTGTCTTTTGATCCTTCTTAGAAGGTTCAGGCTTTTTAGTAAAGATCGTTTTGCCGTGAGGAATCTCAGCTTCTTTGACGCCTTCTTTTTTAGGCCTAGATCCACATTTAGATTGCTCTGAATAACATTGTGCATCTGTCAATTCAGCATTATTCATCTCACATGTACAGTTAGGATCTGGATTTCCTCTTTCACAACCGCACTTTTTACAATACATAGTTTGTTCGTAAGCTTCTTCCATATCATCTTGACGTGGCTTTACTTTCTTTGCTTCTTTTGCTAATGCCGCTTTAAGCCATTCAAGAGTTTTTTCCTGCTTGATAACTTCTTTATCGACCGGAACCATACGTGTACCTTTTTTACCATCAGGCTTTGTATATATTTCTGGTTTTCTATCAGCAGTCTTGACGTTTTCTAAAAGTTGATCGAATGTTTTCATTATGCTAGATCCTTATCGTGGTTAAGCCCACCTTTTTTCTTTTTAACAATAAAAGCATTGACTCGTGCATGTCCCCACTGAGATGGTGTGGTGCCAGGTCTATGACCGGTTTTCCATGCAGCAACGCCACGATTATACACTTTGCGCAGTGTACCTACAGAGATACCTGACTTTTTAGATTTATCAGCAAGTGAGCTACCTGCTTTATCTTCGACGATATATTCTTTGAAGTTTATCATTTAATCCCCATACATCTGCTTAAATTTCTTTGTCCAAGTCGATGGCTTGGTTTTACCTTTATTCTTTTTATCACCCGGTGCAGGTTTATATGCACTAGGATCATTATCAGCTTTCTTACCGTGTTTCTTAAAGTGACGGTCTCTTGCTATCTTCGTTGCTTTCTTCAGGCCTCTATGATAATCTTTTGGTTGTGATCCTTTACGATCTTTAATATCAGAGTCCTGAGGAGTACTATCCTCGTTTTGACCTGGTGTGGTCTTTTTCATATATTTTACTGAAGCATCAGTCCCATAATCATACTTAGCTTCTTCTACAATCTTCTCAACAGAATCTAACCACTGTCTTGTAGTCTTATCGGAGGTTTCTACGATGACGTAGTTTGACCCGATGACGGTGATTTTACCAACCTCAGATGTACTTTTGATAATGACTTGTTCCCCGAGTTCGAAGAGCTCACCTTTAACAAAAGCTTCTCTAGTTTCTGATACGGTTTTAAGTTGAATATGTCTTTTAAATTCATGTTCCTCTTTTAACCCCATACCATTACGTACAGCATTAAACATTTTCTTTGCATCAGGATTTGATATAGCTTTAGATAATCCTTGAGAGAATCCAGTAAAATCATTACTTTTTGCATAGCCTCTTTGTTTTGTTCCAGATGCACCTTCTGCGCCTTTACCATCAGGATCTCTTTGACCTGCACTAACTACCTTTATGCCACCATCAAAATTAAAAAAGCCGTGAGAACCTTTTTTTCCATTATATTTATTTAAACGTAAATCATATTCCTTTACTCGATCCGATCCTGCAACCATAACAACCTTTTTAAATCCAGCATTATACATTGCAGATAATGCATGAAAAGGCGTTACTACTTTTTTATCAATAATAATTGATCTTGCATGCCTAGGAAACATCTTACGTGCATACTTTACTTTGTCAGAATACGTAAGCGGATTATTATTGCTGTCACTTGACTGTGACAAATAGATACGATAAGGTGCCCGACCAGCCGTTGCTGCGAGCTTATCTAATAATTTACCATGTCCAATAGTAGGAGGATTCATTCGGCCAAAAACCAAATAACCTACCTTTTCCTCTTCTACTAAGTATTCACTAAAACGATTTATCATTTTTGACCGTGTGCTGCTCTTCGCACTGAAGGTAAAAGTTTCTTCGCTATGCGGTTTACTCTTGGCTTCATCTTAGCAATACGTTTTTCAAGCTCTGCTTTTTTAGCAGGAGTCAAATCTTTTCGTGACATACCTTTTGTCAACTTTTTATAGATCTTATCTATCGCCTGCTTCTTCGCACGTTTCCTAATCCGTTCAGGATTAGCAACACGCTTCTTCATACGGTTTCGAGCAATTCTTAATTTGTTTTTATTTTTTCGCATATCGCGAGAACGCTTACGGCGCGCAGCCATTGACAACGCTTCATCAGTAGTTTCTTCTTCTACTGCTGTTTCTTCGTACATATGCTTGCGACGTTTCATCGCACGGTATTTTAAATACTCATCTTCGCCTGGTTCAACAGGCATAACCATTAGTTCTTTAAAACTATACATTACTTCCTCGTTGGTTTATCCCATCCCTTTAATATATCTTTGCTGAAGTTGTTGTATGAAAATTCCATACGATCAACAATCTTAACAGCATCACCACCAAGTTTATCAATTGCAACGTAACCTTCTTCTCCAGTTACCTTGTAGCCATTACGAGTTTTTACAAAGGTCTTCACCTTTGCTATCTTATTAAGTATATTTATAAGTTTTAATTTTGCCAAAACTATAACTTTTTGCAGTTCAAACATCTGTTCTAAACTTTTTTTGTTTTGTATACTAAAAAATGACAATATTGCATCTAGCTTTTTCTGCTGTGCGTCTTTACCTTTTGCAGTTTTGCGCTTATCTATTTCTTTTTTGTATCTTTGTGTGACGAAACGAATGAGCCCAGATACATGTCCTCTTGTATTTCCAATGACTGTGCCTGCTCTGACAAAGGAGTTGTTATAGGTTTCAATGAGCTTTTGTAACTCTTCCTGTCCTTCGAGCGCCCTGAGAGTCGTTCCTGAGATTTTATTAAAGATTTTACCAGCTTGTGAAAGATATTCATTGACTTCCTCCGTATCACGTTTACTCATAGTTATATTGGTTAAATCTCTAAGCATTGCATCTTGCGACCACACAGCTTTAGATTTTTTTAGTTTAGAAACATTTACACCATATGAAGCTCTCATAGTTTCAAATGTTTTACCAGTGTATGTAGTATGCCACACAATTCCTATTTTAGATTTCCTAATCTCTGCGGCTGCAGCAGTACCGCTTGGTACTGCATAAACTATTGTATTAGGATGAAATGTGACATAAGAGTCACCAGCAATCTTTTTAGTTTTTACATCGCCTGGTCCATATAAGAAATCGCCTTGCACGACACCTTTGATACCCAAGGCAGGGAGCTCTGACAAAGCTGTTTTAAGCTTAACAGCAAGATCACCACTTGTGTCAGCATCAACATCAGCAGGAGTTTTATAGACTTTGGGATTCTTATTGAAGATTCCTTTTTTTGCCACGAAGAATCTTCCATCACCAGGATCAATACCAGCAAATATAGCAGGAGCACCATCCCACTTAACAGATACACTTCCATCGTGTTCACCTTTCAACATATCTCGTAAAGAACGTAAGGCCATAATAGCATCTCGTGTTCCCTTAACACCACCGTATATAACCTTGTCTTCGATATGGGTCATATGCGTATTTTTGTTTTCGGTTATATGTGTTTTAAAATTTTCCATATGCTTATTATACCACGATTCTTTTTAAATGTACACAGTTTATTCTAATTTTGTTGCAACTAAATGCACTCTATTTTCCTCACCGCCATTAAAAAAGTTATGATACACAGTATTATCTGTAATATAAACTGTACCATCTGCGCGCATATAATATGCACGATCTTCAATAACCATTCTACAACCTTTGTTAGTGTAAAGTGGAATATGGATTCTCCGTTCTGGATCTCTGTGCCAAGACAGACACGATCTGGGGGGTTTCATCAAGAACCTGAGTCTACCGATATTCCACTTACTCGATAATATCTTAAACACCTCTTCGGTGTATGTGCCCTCAAACTCTGGACAAATCTCTGTATATTTGTATTCGTCTACAAATGGTAGACGTTCTTCTTCTTTATCTTCGTCAGTCGGATAAGTCCAATACTTACCTCTGACATTACCACCAGTGACCGAGTTAGGATCGCCTGGTATTCTATTGACACATACTGCATTAAAATCAACATTGCGTGCGTCATCTGTTACGTGTTCATGTTCTTTTGTAAATCTGATATAATCCATATATAAACGATCAACATCAATGTTTAAATCATGTTCTTCTACAGGATCGTATCCACTTATCCACTGCATTATATTATCCTCTATGCTGATGCCTTTGTGTAGGCGGACGAATCATTTGTTTTAGCTGCCATGACATTTACTATTTCTGATGTAAAGTCATTTCTTTGGCTTGTTCTTGCGTTCATAAGTGCTGCACCAAGATGCGCAGCTCCTAATAGCGGGTGTATAAAATGTGCTTGACCTTTTTTAGATGCTAAACCATCCTCAAATGTTGCTCTATCAACTTCAGGGTTTACTTCTTTTACTAAGTTATAAAAATTATCTTTATTACTTTTTGAAGGATTTGGAGCTGCTAATATTCTTGCCTGACTTACAAGTTCTTTATTTGTAGGCATTGTCTTGTTTAAATGTGCCGCAGCCGAATATACTATTTGCGCATATCCAGTTCTACCACCTCGAGCTCCCTTACCTTGTAGTTCCATATTTAAAGCACCAAAAGAATTTGGTGCACGTATGTCTGCTTTACTTGTTGCATCAAAGAAAAACATTCCATTCTTTGATGAGAATATACCTTTACCCGCAGCAGTTTCTAATGTAACTTTTGTAAACCTATGTTTATCCAAAGCTTTTTCTTCTACATTATAATCAGTGAGCTTAACAGTTTCTCGGTCTTTTACTTTTTTAAGAGAGATTCCTATCACGTTTCTATTCATAAAATTATCAACGATAAATTC